AAATACGGCACCAAAACCTGATTAGCCAGTTTATCAATACAATCGGAGATGATATTTGACGCACCTTGTCCGAGAAGAGAGGCCCCGGCAGATGACCGCGCGAGATTAGAGTGTCCAGCCGACCCCGCGTTTCCCTGAGACGTAATAGGGTTGGCCCCCGACACCGAATCTACCCTCTGCTGAGACATGGCAAAGAGCTGATTGGCTTCTTGTACCGGGTCTCCGAATTTCAGAGGTTGTAGATCGCCTTGGGCATCTACTTCGATCATTTTGTTAGGACCGATTCGGATGCTTTGTGTCGGGACCGACTTTCCTTTTACGCGAACCATAGGAGCATTCAGCTTCAGGTTCGCAATATTCATCATCAGGTTCGTGATACCAGCTTGGACACGTTGCTCGGTGCCAATCAACCGGCCTAATCCGATGGACCAGAAAGCTCCAGGCTGATCCCACCATCCAATGCTCAGGAACGGGATTTTACCGTAGGCATTCTGTCCGTTGTAGATGACTACCTTTTTCTGGATCACTACGATTAGGGTTTTGTTGTCCCAACGTTCGAGGACTTCCAGAGGTTGCTGGAAAGGATCGATTGTAGTTGCTTCCCACGGAGATTCCGCGCGCGCGTCCCACAAAGGATTACGTCCGCCTTCCTGTTGAGGATTAGATTCAACCGGCTCCTTCGGGGGAAGAAACAACTCAAGCATTTTCTCGCGGGACGGAATGTCATACCCCTCACGGTCGCGCAACTTATCGATGTCGTCCCACGTCATGTAGCGACGACGAACAACATACTTAGCTTTGCGAATCTCCGGAACTTCCAAACCTGGGTCTACCAGAATTTCCCGAAGATTGACTATGTGCTCAAAAGTAGGTCTGTCGATTACTTCTTCGATCTCTTCTACTTCTAACTCGTCGTCTGAAATTGAGGTTTCTGGTGCTCCGGGAATCGTGCTCGGAATCTTAATAACCGGGTTCTTTCGCTTAACAATCTTCCGGGTCTTGGTATATTTTTCCCACCCCTCCTGGAAGATGGCTGTACCAAATAGCAGACAGTTCATCAAACCAAGACGGAGTTCTTCTCGGAAGTTGATATCTTCGAGTTGATATCCTAGCAGAGCAGAAACTGCCCGGGCGCACTGTGCCGAAGTTCCGGGTCTTTCCTGAACCATAAAGGGAGGATTCTCGTAGAATAAACCAGCGAGAAGTTGGGGGTTAATGCCATTTACAGCTGTCGCTACGGTGAAGAAATTTACAGAAGATGCCTCGATTGAAGTCCCAGGCCAAAAATTAGGGGCGTAGATACTGGCGTACAAGTCCCTAGAAGAAACCCAGGCCATTATCCAGCTTTTTCTCTGCGCGTCAGACTCGGCTCTTTCGGCATCTTGTACCGCAAGTTTTCGAGCTCCGTCATCGCCCCATGTCCCCGTATTGAGGAATACGCGCGCTTCATCTGGAGTTAAATCTTGATGAACATCAATTACGGGTTCAGGGAGAACTGACATTTAGGTCCTTAGTTTGTCCAGATAATGGACTTGTGCTATTATGGTTTTAAAGGAGGGGCTATGGCCCGAAAACTGAAACCAGAAACAATCTTGAAAAACTTCTCTCGTTATTTGTACGGACAGCGGGGATTGAGCAGCACAACTGTATATAACCACGTATCTGCAATTCGGCGTCTATTTCCGGAGATAGGATTTCATCCGACCGCCCGGAAAGCAAACGAGATTCTTACGAATATGTGCAAGGCGGGATTGTCCTACTCCCACCAAGCCAATACGTCAGTTGCTCTCGAACGATACGGAGAATTCTCCCACGTTCGAATCAAACTTGGACGACCCAAACAACCACGACTTCTGGTACAGAATACAATGTCCGAGGCCGAAATTTCCAGAATCCTTGCGGCGGGAAGAACGGATCGGGAGAAGGCCGTACTAGTTCTTCCCTTATTGCAAACTCACCAGCATGACCGCATTGCCTTGCGCGCCGCCCAGCGTGGTGGTCAAAGTGGCTGTCCCGCTGGCCGTGGCCGTACCGTTACCGCATGTTGCGGAAGTCGCCGCAGCCGTGGCTGCCTGGCCGGTGTTCGTCACCACCCATGTAGCCCCGGAAATCGTATTGGCTGCGATCAGCGTGCCGGTCGCCGTAGCCGTCGTGTTGCCGTTGTTGAAAGAGGTCAGCAACACCGTCTGGCCGATCGAGCCGGTCACCGTGCATCCGCTGCTGGCCGTGATGGACCCCAAACCCGTCGCGGTATAGGCCGTCGATAGCGATACCACGTTTGAATTGGTTGTGTTGATCATCGTGGGGTTTGGCGTGTTGATGTTGTACCAGTAGGCGGTTGACTGGTAACTCATGGGCAGCGACGGAATCCCAAGCCATGAAGCTGTTATCAAGCCGCTGCTGCCTACGGTGAGCGGAACCAGATCGAACCCAATCTCTCCCATACGGAAGGCCATGCTGCCGTCAATAGCCGAAGGACCCGCTGTGGCCAGTACCGGAGTTGACCCTATAAAAACCTGAGTGGGAGTCAAACCGGGCGGCGTAGAGCTGCTCACAAAGGATAGTTGCGCCCTATGATTCAAAGGAGTTCCCGCGACCATCGTGTTAGCTGGCACAGGAATGGTGTTATTAGAAAAGGCGGTCGCGGTAGTGGCATCGGCTGCTTGATTTTCGCACCACAGAAACACATCGCCCCCACTGGACACTGTGCCGGAAGACGCCGTCTGAGGGAACGTCATGAGCAGCCCGGTTGAGGATGTCAGCGTGTATGGACCGCCATTCAAACCCGTCGTGCTGCTGCCGACGATGCCGAACAGTTGGCCTGGCACCTGGTAGATGCGCTGGTTTCCCGTATTCACATTGATGGTGCAAGAACCGCCTGCGCAGCTACCGCCTGTGATAGATAGGTTGTCAATGGTGGTGTCTCCCATATGAGCGCAAATCAGGTCACCGGGGACCGTACTGGCCGATCCGCCCGCATACTGTGGAATGTTTAGCGCGCCGTTTGAATAGGTTGCCGCCCCGCTCGTTCCTGTAGCGGTAAGCGTGATCGGTTGTACGGCAGGTCCAACCAAAAGATATTGGAATGCCGGTGAATGAGCGATCCAATACGGAACCCCTGCCTGCAAAGTTCCCGCTGGAACTTGCGTTGCAGGACCGGCAGCAGTCTGCTGGTAGATATACACGTTCCCACCTCCGTTGATGTTTAACTCAGGAGATAGACCCCCCGCATTCGTGTTTGTCACGTCGGGAACAAAGAGAAATAAATCCCAGCTTGTTTGTGTGAAATTCGGACTCGTTGTGCATGTGTAGGGACGCCACGTTCCACTATTTCCGATGCAAAGATACGTCGTTGTAAGGTCCTGCGCTGTCGGGATGCTATTGGTTCCTGTGGGGGAAATGGCCCCGTTTGTATCTATCTGAAGTCCGTATTTTGCCGTTCCTGCTGGGAGGCCCAGTAACCCAGTCCAATTCACGTAGGAGGATTTCAGTATCTTTGTATTGCCGGTGAGCTTTTCCTGCCAATTCGAGCCATCGAAATAATTATTTACATACAAATCGATTGAACTGCCGCTGCGCAGTGCCAAGTCTCCAGTCGAACTGTCAGACCCCAAAGCAGAGTCTGCCGCATCGTGCCCAGGTCTATTATCCGATGTGGAAAGCGTCTTATAGGGACTGCTGTCTGACAGTGTGAGAATGTCCATCGGGGCGTTAGAGTAGCCGAGATTCAGAACGCCCTTCTGTCCTCCACCAGTGTACACACCGAATTTATTCTGAAGCATGAAAGCAGATTGGTAATACGGGGTATAATGGACCGCCTGAACCACATTCACAGGACTTCCGTTTGGATTATAGGTATAGGACGGACTGTCGCACCACACTTGCGGAAAGTTGACCAGCGAGTAATTTCGAGCCGTAATAACGTTGTTACCAAACTGACAGTCTCCGGTGTAGGACCCTTCTTGGGTATTGTCATTCGCGGCAGCGCCACCGAGAAAAATACTGCCCCAGAAGTACTGAACTTTGTTAGGAAAGAAGCTATACCTGTTGACCGTGAAAGTATAAGTCGTCAGAGCCGAGGTGAGAACTGTGTCTGTATATGTCCAGTAAGTCCCCGTGCAAGTCTGTCCCATCGCCACCACATCCGAGACATTATCATTCGGGTAGGGAGTTGTCCCCGTGGTCCGCAAAATCGAGTACGTAATTGTGTCGCTGCCCGTCGGAGTAAAGCACGGGAAGGTGAGGGCCACACTCGACCCAACCCAGTCCGCTGTCCCGTTAGAAACGTGGCCCCAGGGTATTGGAGCCGTGTCTCCGTAAGTCGCACTTTTGGCAATAAAGAAATAACTCCAGGCAGTTGATCCCGTGGTGCCCGTAGCGTGGAAGGTCATGTCTGCACCTTCAAGCCTTCCGCCGTGATTATGAAAAGTCCCGCCGTTCATAATGACTAATGCAACTGCGTGGATGCCGTTTAAGGCGGGATTTGTGCTGCTCCCAGTATCCTCCAAGTGGCACTTGTCGCAAATTACATCACCTGTACCGGCACCGGTCGGAGTAGAACGAATCATGAACTGCGAAGTGTTCTCGATCACCACACTGCTCAAATGCAGATCATTTCCGTAGCCTCCCCAGTCCACACCGTTGCCGTCATTCTCCAGATTGAAGCTCGAATTGTTCAAATAAACTACAGCGGCAGAGCCAGTTCCCAGGCCGGG